TCATGCCGCTTCCTCCATGAGGCCGTTGCGCTGATTGCAGGACGAGCAGAGCATGCCGCCCTTTGTGGCCTTGCCGCGCTTTCCGGGAGGGCGCGTGCCCCATTTGGCGTGAACGCCGGCAGCTGCCGCCTCCTCCTGCAAGGCGAGAATGACCGCAGCGGTCTCCGGGAATGCCTCGCCCAGTTCGAACAGCTCTTCCTTCTTGGCGAAGGCGCCACACAGGCACTCGCCGGACATGCAGATCGTATCGACGACGGAGTTCCGCTTCAGGCCCTCGCGCGCGATGTATTCGAGCTTGTCGTCGTCATCCCAGTGCAGGATCGGCGCCACCCAAAGCTGACAGCCGTCGCGCTTGACGGGCTCAACGTGTCCCATCCTGCGCACGCTCTCCGAGAGGCGGACGCCCGTAATGAGCGCGATGCGATCATTCCACTTCGTCTTGTGCTCCCGCACCAGCCGATCAACGCAACGCTCTTTCAGGCGGGTGTACATGAACCGATGGCCGCCAGGTCCTGGGAAGCCGTGCTCCAGTACGATGTCGCGGTAGCTGACCGGCGGCGTGTATTCGAGAAGCCGCCATTGGCGATCACGCGATGTGTCGCGGACGAACTGGCGGGTCTGCTCAATGCCGATGGTAGTATTGATGTGGACCGCCCGGGTGAAGGCCGGGTGCTTCGACGCGAGATGTGTCGCCACGAGGCTGTCATGGCCGCCGCTGAATAGCCCGAAAAGGTGACTGGGCCGGTGCTCCGCGATCGCGCCATTCAGGATCTCCATCGACTGCGCGATCTTGTCGTCTAACGCCATCATTGCCTCCGTATCTGATATGAGATATCCGGAGTATCTCATATGACTTACGGGAGCAATATCTGATATGCGAAATCTTGGAGCTTGCGACTCAAAAGTCATATCAGCTAACCCCGCCCGCGTGGGACGGAAGAAGCGCTGGGCGGAAGACATGGTCGCGCGATTCGCGGAGGGCACCTTCGCGCGCATCAACGGCGTGTTAACCGAGGGCGAGGATAGGACCGACCTTGTGCGCGAGGCGGTGGACCGCGAGCTGCGCCGCAGGGAGCGTCTGGGTAAGTGAACCGTGAGGGCCTGGTCGCCGACGACCTGAATATCGACAACATCGAGACGCTGCGGCACGTCTTCAGCAACGGCCAGCACACCTTCGAATCGAAGACAGTTGCGCCCCGAGGCGACCCGTGTTGCGCGCATTGGGCGAAGCGCTGGCCGAACGGGTTTCGGAGCCAGCAGTTCATTGACGAGCCGCGCGGCACGTTCCCTGCCATCATCCACCACAAGCGCCGCCGCTGGGGCTGCGACCACTGCGGCGGCACGACGTACGAGGAGTTGCCTTGGGCGTTCGCCGGCCGCGGCATGACGTGGCGTCTGTCCGACTGGATCTTGAAGGAGGGCGCCGGAACGTCCTTCACCCGTGTCGCGGATCGCTGCGGCCTCGACGCGCGCACCGTCGCCGATGTGTTTCAGGAGCGCGCCATCCCGGTCGTCAAGGAGATCAAGGCGCACATGCCGCGCGTCCTCGGGCTGGACGAGAAGCACATCTTCCAGGGCTTCCGCGCGGTCATGGGTAACGTCGAGCAGCGGACCATGTTCTGGATGCTGCCGTCGCGTAGCAACGAGGCGCTGTCCGAGTTCTTCGCGAAGCGTGACGACCTCGATCGCGTCGAGGTGGTGACCGTCGATATGTACGCCGGCTACCGCAAGCTGCTGAAGGACTGGTTCCCGCGCGCAACCGTCGTGATCGACAAATTCCACATCACCCGATACGCGACCATGGCCATGGACCGCGCACGAGCTGCGCTTCGGCCGGGTCAGACCCAGCGCGAGCGGGTCAAGATGCTCCACCAGCGCTGGTGCCTGCTGAAGCACCGCCAGGACTGGGAGCCCAAGCACGTCGCGGCGTTCCACCGCATGACGGAGATGCACCCCGAGCTCGCCGAGATCTACGAGTGGAAGGAGCGCGCCTGCGCTATCTGGGACCTGTCCGATCGCCGGGAAGCCGAGCAGGCCTATATCGCCTGGCGCCGCGACCTGCCCACCAAGTACGCCCGGTTCTTCAAGCGCTTCACCAGCGCCATGACGAACTGGGGCGACTGGATCTTCAACTACTTCGAGCACCGGTACACGAACGCCTATGTCGAGCGCCTCAACGGCATGATCGACGACGCGAACCGGATCGGTCGCGGCTACAGCTATCGCGTCCTGTTCCTGAAGACGATGCTCCAGCATGGCGTGCCCAAGCCGCGGAAGAAGAAGGTCAACCGCAGCCGCGACATTCTCGACGGCGTGGTCTACGACTTCATGACCGCCGACGTGGACATCTTCGGCGCCTTCGGCGACATCTTCGAGGAGGAGCCGGTCAATCACGGCATCCCCCTGGCAACCTTGAGCGAGGCTTTTCGCGACAGGTCGCGCTGGTAGGCTGGCAACCGAATATTCCGGAGAACCCAGAATATCGGGTGAGTCGCTAGGCCCTTCGCCGATTGATCCACCACCAGCCAAGCAGGATCAGGATCGCGCCCAACCCGCAGAGCAGGCGCGCGAAGCGGGTCATTCCTCAGCCTTCGCGGTCTCGCCGGGCTTGAGCACGACGTCGGGCGGCGGCGGAGCCGAATTGGCCGCGGCGATGTCCAGCGCCTTGCCGACCTGCTCGCGGACCGTGTTGCTGCTCGAGCTCGACCCGAGATAATATCCCCACGCGCCCGCGAAGGCTGCGATAAGCGCGCCCTTCATCGTGTCGTCGGGGCTGTGCACATAAGCTGCTGCGAACCCGAGGATCACCGTATAGGCGATGACGAAGCGGGGATCGCGGAACGTCATGCCGGCAGCTCGTACAGCGCGCGCTCGGCCGCCCGGCGCTTCGTCAGCCCCGGCAGCACGCGACCCGCGGCCTTGTTCCATCTTGCGAACTGCGCCGCGGCCCCCTCGAAGTTCCCGGCCCGGTGCAGCCGCAGCAACGTCGAGCTCGCGAAGTTGCCGAGCCCGATATTGTAGGCGAGGCTGACCATCGCGTCGAACTGGCCCGGTTTCGTCGGATCGTCACCGAGCAGTGCGTCGACCTTCGCCGCGAACCGGTGCACGTCAGCCTCGAATCGCTCGTCGGCCTGCGCCTGCGTCCAGACAGTGCCGCGCCTGATGTCCGGGCCGGTGCTGCCCCAACCGATCGTCCAGGGATCGCCACCGGTGCCGGGATCGGGATAGGCGTCGAGCCGGCCGTCGGCGCGCCGCTTCGCGCATCCCTCGAATTGCTGGATCAGGGCGCGGCCCTTGGGTCCGATGCGGCGGGTCATACGCGCCTCTCGAGTTCGTCACGTGCCAACGCAATCTCGGCGCGGTCCGTCATCAGCCGAAGGTCGAGAGGGAACGCGGCCGAGAGCATCTGCTCGGCTTGCGCCAGCGCAGGGTTCGTCGGGTCGACCTTGATCAGCGCCGCGGCGACGTGGTGGAAGGCGAAGCGCAACGCCTCGTTCTGAAGCTCGACCTTGTCCAGTCGAGCCTCAACCTTCTCGCGAATTTTTTGCCATTCGCGATCTACCCGCTCGTCTTGCGCGTCGAGCAGCGCCTGCCGCTTGTCCAGCCGGCCGGTCAGCCATTGGACCAACCACCGCAGCGCGAAGAAGCCGCCCCCGACGCCTGAGCCGGTGGCGGCTGCGGTGACCGCTTCGTCGAGGATGCCGGGGTCGCTCACCGGCATTTTCTCTTGGTCGCGAGTCCGGGGGATGATAGCTTGCGCGAGTGAACGCCCATTCGCCCCAGCAGCGAATACTTGCCGGCTCGCAGCTGGCAGCCTTTTCGCACCGTGCCTTCGTAAGTGAGCAGGTGGCCGACTTCCTCGCCATCTGTCCCGTTTCGGGCGGCGTTGTTGTCGATCTCGGTGGCGGCTGCGGGCATTTCGGCTCGGCACTTGCCGGCCAGCGCCCCGATATTACTCCGCGCGTGGTTGATCTCGATCAGGATGCTATCGCGTGTTGCGCCGCTGCTGGGGTCGAGGCCGAGCATGCGGATGCCATCACTTACCGGCCGCGAGGAGACGAGACGGCGGCTTGCTTCAACCTCGTCCTGCACCACCTTGTGGGAGCGGATGAGGCCGCGACCCGTCAGCTTCAGCTGTCTGCGCTGCGAAACTGGGCGCCGACACATACCCCGGTGTTCGTCAACGAGTACGCCTACGATTCGTGGTTCGGAGACACCTCTGCGCGGCTGATCTACGCCATTACCAGCAGCCCGAAACTGTCCAGCCTGTGCGCCTTCATCGGCAAGTTCTGCCCGTCGCTTCGCGCGAATACGCTCGGCGTCGGCGTGCGCTTCCGATCGCGCAAGGGGTGGGAGGAGCTTTTCCGCGAGGCCGGGTTCCGCGTTCAGTCGGTTCGCAAGGGATACCGCGAGGAAGTGAGCCTCCTGCGCCGGCTGCTGCTGATCCGATCGGTGCGCCGGGTGAGTTTTACCTTGGTGGGTAAGAAGCAGCGGCTGCTGCTGGTCAACGAGAGCCTCGGAGGCGGCGGCGCGGAGCGGCAACTGTGCCACCTTGCCAACGAACTGACGGAGCGCGGTCATGCCGTGGCGGTCGCCACATGGGCGTCCCCGGAAGTCGCTGACTGTTACGAATTGCTTCCGGGTATCGCCCGCTTCCATCTGCGCCGGCACGAACTGCACGGGGGCAAGATCCGTCGGGCGCTGACCATGGGTCGATCCTGGCTCCGGCTCCTGTCGTTGATCCGTCGCGAGAAACCCGAGACGATCATCAGCTTTTCGGATGTATCCAACATCATGTGCGTGGCGGCGGCCAAGCTTATGGGCTTGCCGGCGATCGTCTCGATCCGAAACAACCCTGACGCGTGGATGAAGCCGCATTGGCACTCTCCGGCGATTTGGGCTTACCGTCGAGCGGCTGTCGTGGTGCAGACAGGGGCGGTCGCCGATTGGTGCCGGGCGCGGGACATCAACGTCGTGTCCGTCATTCCGAACATGATCCACCGCGTTCCCGAGTTGACCAAGCCACGCGAGCGCCTGATCGTGGCTGTCGGCTCGCTCCAGCACCGCAAGGGGCATGATCTGCTCATCCGTGCCTTTGCCAAGGCTGATGCACTCAACCCCGGTTGGCGCCTTGCCCTCCTCGGGCAGGGCCCAGAACTCGACCCCCTTCGGCAACTCGCGAACGAGCTTGGCGTCGGCGATCGCGTCGAGTTCCGCGGCTTCGTGGTCAACGTGCATGAGGCGATGGCTCGCGCCTCCATCTTCGCACTTCCGTCCCGCTTCGAGGGACTCCCGAATGCGTTGCTCGAGGCGATGGCGCTCGGCCTGCCGTGTGTTGCTGCCGATTGTGACTATGGCCCCCGCAGCGTGATCACTGACGGCCATGACGGCATGCTTGTCCCGGTGGGAGATATTGGAGCGCTCGGCGACGCTTTGGCGCAGCTGATGGGCGATCCTGCCAAGCGCGCGCATCTCGCCGGCAATGCGCCCAACGTGCGTTGCCGCTTTCATGCAAACCGCATCACAGCGAGGTGGCGGGAGGCTATCGCGGGTCAACGGGGCGGCCTGACGCACTCAAGCGATCCTCTGCATGATCACGGAGCCGTTGCGGTACTTGCTACCAATGGTGACGCCGGCGGCCGCCGCCGCCGCGTCGTCAACGGCGTTGGTGAGCGCAATGCCGGAGTTCTCGCCAACCACTAGATTCGTTGCGCTCGTCGTGACCAATTTGGACGTGAATGTCGCATTCAGCTTGTTTTTCTCCACCGTCGCCTTGTCGGTGCTGGTGAGATTGATGCCCGCGGCGATGGTCGGGGAGGTCGTCAGGTTCTCGATCGTGTTGCCAACGACCTGAATGTTGGTCGAGCCTGTCAGGTCGAACCCGTATTTGGTTTCGTGAACCTCGTTGTCCTTGATGCAGAGCCCTACGACGTAATTCGCAAAGATCGGGTTGTTCAGGAAAACGGTAGATGACCCGTCTCCGGCAATCACGTTGTTCTTGATCGTGACCCTGCCGGTATAGCTGCTGCCGCCGGAGAAACCGAAGACCTCGATCCCGAAGCCGATCGGGTTACGGATGCGGTTGGACTGAATTACCAGATCAGTGACGTTGTTCGCATTGAAGCGCCGGGCAAAGATTGCGGCGCCACCGTTGCCGCCATAGGTGTACGCGGTGTCGCATTCGATCGAGTTGCCAGTGACCACAGCGCCCGTCGAGCCAAAGAGATAGGCAAGCAGGATCGTGCTGTAGAGCGGGCTCGATCCCTCACCGCAATTCTTGATCCGATTGGCGTTGATCGTGGGAGTAGCGGCGCCGTCAGCATAGACGCCCCCGCCGCGGAAATTCTCGACAAGATTGCCTTCGACAAGGATGCCGGTCGTCCCCGGGACCGAAATACCGACATCGCTCGTGAGGGCGCCGGTGGTGCGCCCTTTGCACACGCAACCGATGATCGCCGAGCTCTCGTTGAGCAGATTGATCGTCACCCCGCCTTGGGCAACGGCATCGCCCTGGGTCTGCTCGACAGTGCAGCCGATAATCAAATTGTGGTGATAGGTGCCGGTATAGTACCCACCCTCGAAATCGAAGGCGAAGCCGGCCGTGCGATAATTGGTGTTCCGCGCCGTGCAGCCGGTGATGATGTTCAGGGAAATATCCGAAGTTTCATCAGCCATCGGGGAGAAGGCTGCGGCCGTGTCGCCCATGTCCTCGAAGGTGCAATTGCTGACGATGCAGTGCCGCACCGGGGCGAGGTTCTGGAACAGGGCGCCGCTGAGCCCGATACGGTAGAAATCGCAGCCCGAGACAACCCACCGCGACCCGCCGCGCATCTGGATTCCATAGCCCTTGATGTTCTTGAAGCGCGACTGCACGACGCGCACGCCGTCTGCAGTCCGTGCGAAGACGCCGAAGGTAGACGAGCCGGCAGGCCATGCGCCGGTCATGGATCCCGGGAACTCGTCTCCATCCACGTTAACCTGCAGCGTGTTGTTGCCGTCGCAGGTGAAAAAGATGACGTCGTTCGCGGCCGGCGCTCGCTTCGCCCAAGCTCCCCCTTCCATGAAGATGTTCACACCGTCAGGCAGAGGCCGGAGCGAGGTGTCCCCGTGGCTGGAGACGATGATCTCGGAGTTGTCGACGAGATAGATCCCCGGCGGGAAATACAGGGTGTCCCCGCTAGAGCAGGCAGCGATCGCCCGGTTGATCGCCTGCGTGTCGACCGTCGTCCCATCGCCGGTCGCGCCGAACTGGCTGGTCGGGCTCTCCGGGCGGAAGGTCACCGCGCAGTCCAGATAGCAGCTGTCCTCGACCTGATCCCATGTGGCGCTCGAAAGGCGCTCGAGGAATCGCCGCTCGACCCCGTTGATCGTGCGCAGGACGAGCAGATAGACGCGGGTCTCGCCGCCCTCTTTCACGGCACAGACGTCCTCGACCGTTCCATCGGTCTCGCATAGTCGATCTCGCGGAGCTCGACGGCGTTGTAGGGCGAGCCGACCTTGTAGATGCGTGCAACGCTCATCAGGGCGCTTCCGGCTTGAGGTTGTGGGAAAGGACGCCGTTCGAAACATAGGTCTGGGCGCCAGCGATGCTGATCCTGACCACCTCGTCGACGCCGTCGCGGGCGCCAAGCGTCTCGATCTTCCGCCACGCGCCGTCGATCCAGAGCCGGTGACCCTTCGACGCGCGGATAACCCGGCCGTCGATTTCGGCGCTCCAGACGGCTCGCTTTACCCGTGCGGCCGCAACGACCCGGTAATCTCCCCATTCGAGCGTCACTGCATGTCGGGTGCGGACGAGCTCGCCGACAACGACGCGCCGCGCGGACTTCTCCGTGCCGTCCGCCATCAGGATCATCGTGTCCGCAGCGACGCAATAAAGACCACCCCCAAGGCCGCCATCGCCAACGCCGCCGACATCCGGATCGGGCGGGGGGGCGACCGGATCGGGCACCACGGGGGGCGGTGCAGGGGGCTCGGGTGCCTCGGTACGGATGATGCCGCCGGCATCCCCGGTGAACACGCCGAATTGCCTCCCGTCCACCGCAACGGAGAAGTGATCGTCGTCGATCACAGTCACCGTCAGGACGCGCCCGTTCAACTCGATCATGCCGGCGACGTCGCGGAAAAACACCTCGTCACCGTCGGACAGGCCGTGGAAGCTGGCGGTGATCACCACCGGGTTGGCGTTGGTCGCCGCCTCGACGGTCAAAGCCTGCTCGAGCACCATGCCGCCAAGAGCCGCGAGCCGCATGTTCCCCTGACCAAGCAGCATCGCATAGGACGCTTCATAGGCCCCCTCGAACGGGATGATCCGCTTCGCCCCGTCGCGGACCTCATAGACGAGCCGCGAGCCCGGGCGCTTGGTCAGGCCGCCATATTTGAGGATCAGGACATTCTTCGCCTCGCGGACGCCAGCGCTGTACGGCGCGATGTCGTGGCGGCCCCAGAGTTCCTTCGACAGGATGCCCTTGGAGAAGTTGAACTGCCCCGCGCGCGGCCCGGACATCAGATCAGCCCCAGACGCGCCAGCTGAACCTCGGGGACGAAATCGCGCACCGTCTCGCGGTCGCGGTTCATGTCGTCGGCCTTGGCGCGTTCGCGGGCGATCTCCGCCATGCGGATCAACTCGAGCTGGCGGGCGCGATCCTTCTTCACCGGCATGACGATGCGGGTGGCGAGCTCCAGCGCGAGGGCGCGGGCGAACTTCGGCGTGAAGCTCGCCTCCGACGGGGTAGTCGTGGTGTGGTCGAGGATCGCGCCGTCCTGGTTGGTGTAAAGGCGGCCGCCCTCGATACGGTAGGGCACCATCGTCTCGAAGCCGCGCATCGCCCCGAACCAGCTGAACGCGCGGAAGGTGGACACGTCCGCCGCAGATACGGGCAGAATATGGCTCGGCTTCGCCAGATTGGTCGGCAGGTCGTAGGCGTAATCCCATTCCTGCGCGCGGTCGTTGGTGACCAAGGCAAGGGTGGTGCGCACATTCGCGAAATCGTAGGCGTGATCGTCGAGGAGGAGTTCGAGCGCGGGCTGGTATTGATCCCGGCACGCCTCGGCCTCGATGCTCGTCTCGTCGATCGTATCGATGCGGGCCGACGGAAGCTCACCGATCGCCATGTTCCAGATCTGAAGGCGGGAGAGGGCCATGGCGTCCGGTCTAACGATGCCGCCGCGATGAGGGGCGATGATGCACAGGCACTACACCGCGACCGCGACCCGATAGTTCGTGCCGTTTAAGTTGATCGTTGCTGTGTGGGTCGGCGTGAACGTCCCGGCGACCGGCGTCTGATCGATGCGGAGGGAGTCGCAGCGCAGCGAGCCCTGAACGTCGACCGCGGCACCAAAGGTTGCGCCGCCGGTAGTGTCGAAAACCAACGCTGTGGTCAGCGCGGGCACGCCGAGGCGCAGCGTGTTGGAACCGAGCGACTGGATCGCGGCGTAGCCGGCGCCCCAGGTGATACGGCCATTCGAGAAGGTCGAGCCCCAATCGCAAACATTGCCGGCGGTGAAATTGAACGCCCCCACCGACCCCGAGGTGAGCCCGGAAAAAGTGCCCCCGGTGATCGCAACGCCATTCGCATTCTGCGTTGCCATCGTGCCGAGACCGAGATTACCGCGCGCCGTCGCGGCGCTGGTGACATCGGATAGGTTGTTGGCCGATAGCAGCGCCCCGGCGAGATTATGCTCCTGCGCCCACCACGACGTCCCCACGGCCGCCTGCGTTCCGCCGACGTTGTCGGCCTTGGCGATCACGGTATCGCCGACATCGACGCTGATTCCCGACGCGCCACCGATCTTCCCGGCGACCGACACCACATAGGCGTCACCCTTCGACGCCGCGGGATAGTTGGGGTTGGCCGAGCAATCGATGTCGCCCTTGAGATCGATCAGCCCGGTCGTGGCGAGCGAGACCAGCGCGGCGACGAAAGCCGTTGTCGCGAGCTGCGTCGAGTTCGTGCCCGGCGCGGCCGTTGGCGCTGTGGGCGTGCCGGTCAGCGCCGGAGACGCGAGCGGCGCCTTGAGGGCGAGCGCCGCAGCCAAGCCGCTGATGTCGGATATTCCAGCATTGAGCGAGACGGTGAGCGTCCCCGCGCCATCGTTGTAGCTGACCGAAATGCCGGCGCCGGCGGCGACCATTGCGCCGACCAGATCCTGCACGGCTTCCGCCAGGTCCGAAATGGTGGCGGAAAGCTGCGCCCCGGTGTGATTGCCGCGTGACCGGTAGAAAGTCCCGTCCTGCCCCTGCAAGGTCGCAGCGTCGTCGGCGGTGCCGCCACTCGGCGCGCCGTTCACGTCATAGGGGATGGTCTGGCCGCGCCTCTCCGCGCCGCGCGCCTCCGCCGTTTGATATCGGCTGTTGCCCTGACCTCTGGTTAGCGGACCGCCCATCGCTTCGAACTAGCGCGGCCGCAGCGATGGAGTGCGCCGACGCACAGGGTGCCCAAACGAAACGGGGCGACCGAAGCCGCCCCGTCCAACAATCGTCGATAGCAGCGATCAGGCGTCGTTGCGCTTCGCCTCGATCGCTTCGCGGATCTCGTCGTTGGTGGCGCCTTCGGCCACCTCGACCTTCTCCGCTGCGGCGATCTCGAGCAGCTGCGCCTTGTTCTTGCCGCCCAGCGCGACCGGCTCCTGTGGCATCGAGCCGCCCGGTTTGCCGTCGCCGTCGCCGTCGAACAGGCTCACGTCCCCGACCTCGGCTGCCGGACCGACAACCACCTCGACCGCCGCGGGTGCATCGGCGGGGGCGGGGCGGATGAAAGTGTTGTTGTGCTCGACCGTGCCGGGCGGAAGCGTCTGGGGACGCAGCCCGTTGCCCGGCGCGACCGGCGCCATGGCGGCCTGCTGGGCACCGGTGTTGGCCTCGGTCGCATCGGCGACGTTCGCACCGAAACGCGGCTCGCCGTCCCCGGCTTCTTCGGCTTCCCGATTGGCGAGAGCGGCGCGCAGCTGCTCGACGGTCATCTGACCGATGGGCGTGGATGCTGCGGGCAGCGCCTCGCCCTTGGCGTCGACATCGACGGTCTCGCCCGGATAGACGAGCCGGCCGCCGATGAACGACTTCTTGGTGACGATCTTTTCCATGTCAGCGTTCCCTTAGAAGCCGTGGCTCTCGGCGTTCGGGCGCGACGCCTGCGGCGTCTCGGTCCCGACGACGAGGCCGGCGGTGATCGCACCGGCGCCGTAAGCACCGGTCGCCGAGGTGTAGCGGAAGCCAAGATAGGCCTGCGTCACCTCGGGCAGCGGAATGTCGAGCAGGCGCCTGCCGGCAGCGACGTTGACGTTCGACGAGCCGTTGGCGATCGCCCCCGACGTGCCGATGACGGTCACGTTGGTGGTGAGCGCGGCGTTGTCGGCCTGGATCAGGTCGACGGTCAGCGCCGTGCCGGTGCCGCCGGTAAAGCTGGTCTCGACCTGCGCGAAGGCGCGAAGGTTGCGCGACCGGCTCTGCCCGCTGAGCCCGCTCATGAGGATCGAATCCGTCGACACCAGTGGCGTCGAAGTGACGGTCTGCTTCTCGGATGCGAGAAGTTCCTTGTCGGTGTTCATCGTTCCTGTCTCCCTTAGACGACGCGGGCTTCGTCGACGTTCAGGGCGTCGACTGCGCGGATGGGGATGCCGTCGAACGTGGTGACCTTGCGGCCCCCGATCGTGTCGAAGCCGAGCATTGAGCGGCCGGTGCGGGCATCGCTGAGCGCTTGCTGGCGAAGCATGGCCGTGATGGTGCGCGGGAAGTAGAAGGCCGCGTTCGGGCCGATCGCCTGAATGCGCTCGACCATTTGGACCATCAGCATCTCGAGGTCGGCGCCTGTCGAGCGGTTCGCCTTGAGATCCGAGAAGTCGATGTTCGCCGCGCGGACCGCGTGACGGTGATCCTTCACGGAGAGCCCGCTGTCCCACTGGAAATAGTCCGAGAAGGCGAGATAGTTGTTGCCGTTCTCGTCGGCGACCAGATCGCCAATCGGGTAGCCGTCCGGGCCTTCGCGCAGGTTGGTCGTCGCATCCATGTGGAGCAGGCCGGCCTTGCTGCCCTTGGGATAGATTCCGGTGATCGTCTCCGGATCCCAATTGATCAGCCAGCCCGAGCGGTTGTCGGTGCCCGAGCCGCCGGCGTCGAGGATATAGTCCTGCGTCGGGCCGCTCAGGCTGTTGTAGCGCGGCGCGAGTCCGGTGAACTCCTTCGATTCATAGAAGGAATTGCCGTAGAACAGCGTTTCGGCGAACTCCTCGTTCATCGCATCGAAGAACGGCTTGGCGAAGTTCATGCGGGCCTTGGCAGGGTTACCGCCGAGGATCGCGAGGCTGCGGTCCATCTGCGACGTCGCCGCCAGCTGCGCCGCGGCCTCGTCGAACGAGCCGACGGTGCCCTTCGAACGCGGCACGCCCTGGTTGTACCGACGCCATGCAACGCCCGGCTTACCGGTGCGAACCCACGTGCGGTCGCCGGTCAGAAGGTTGCCTTCCTTCCAGCTGATATCATCGAGGATCGGGTTATCCTTGGTGAGGATCTCCGCGACCGTGCCCTGCGCCTCGCCCGCCTCGCCATAGGTGGCGGTGACGTCGATCAGCGTGGCGAGGGCTCCATTGCGTGCTGCCATTTGCTGCTCCCTTCGTTACGTCTTCGGCTGAAATTCTTGCCCGTAGAGCTTCTGCTCGGGGGCCTTCGGGACGACAGCCACGTCGCCGCGTTCGAAGCTTCCTTCCGCCAGATCGCGGCCCACGCCGGCGACGAAGCGGATCAAATCGGGATGGTTGCCGAGGCCGGACTCGTCGAGAAACAGGCGGAGGCCCTCGCCCTTCTTGAGCCCGTAGTGGTCGAATGCGCGCGCCGCGGCCGCGACCGTCGCGTCCTTGTTCGCACCGCCGATATCGCGATCCGCAGCGAACGCGTCGGCCCATTCGCGACGCTGGTTTGCTGCCTGCTGCTGCAGGCCGACCTGCTGCTGGGCGACAATCCGCTCGGCGAACTTCGCCGCGGCCGGCATCAGCTTTTGCGCCTGATCGTTGGAGAGGTTGAGCTCGCGGAAGATCGGCTCGGCCTCGGCAAGGCTCTCCGCGTCGAGCGTGAAGCCCTCGGGCGCGGTCAGCTCATATTTCTCAGGCGGTCCCGGATCAGCGCCTTTATCGCTGCTCTCTCCGCCTTCGCCCTTGTCCGCCTCGCCTTTTTCCCCTTCACCGCCCTCGCCAGCGCCGCCGAGAACGGAAGCGTCGTCATCCCCTGCGCCCACCGCGTTGCCATCGGTCTTGCCCTCCGCCGCGCTGTCGGTGGCATCGGCGTCGCCCGCAGCATTGCCGGCGCCGGCGTCGTGACCTTCGGGCGAACGCATGAAGCGGCCCATGGCGCGCTCAAGCGGCGTCATGCGCAGGCGGTCAGCGTTCAACGGATTCGTCCTGGGGATCTGCATCGGGGGTCTCCTTGGGGGTGGCTTCGCTGAGAATGGCGACGAGCACGTGCTCGATCGTGGCGCCACGCGGCAGACCGGCTGCCGCTTCGCGAAGGATGTCCAACCCCAGAGACCTGCGCCCTTCACGAGAGAGAAGGGTTTGTTCGGCTCCGGCAGTTGGTATCCAAATACCTGCAGCATTGGCGAGGCGCAACAGAAATCTGCGAAACGGCGCAGATGCCATCAGCACCCGCATGTCGAGTTCGTGTTGAGAGGCACGGCTCATCCGACGAGCCTTTCGAGCAGCGAGCCCGAGCCGGTGTCCGCCTCGGACAGCAGGCGCGCCGCATCGGCCCCGTCTTTCGCGGCCGGCATCATCGCCGCCATCTGCTCGGCCTGTTGCTGCTGCGCACGGGACTGGCGGATCGCGTCCCGGACCTTGGGGTCGCGCAGACCGGTCGCGGGTGCGCCGCTGCGATCCCAATAGTCCTTGACGATCGCGTCGGTATCGAGGTTGTCCGCCGCCTCGGGGAACGACGCTGCGAGATTGCCGACGAACGACACCGCGCGCTCGGTCTGGCCGATGCCGAGCATGCGCTGGGCCTGCGTCAGTACCGACACGAAGTCGGTCTTGATCTCTGCCCCTGCAACTCCTCGGGCGGCTCGGGCAGGAGGTTGAGCAAGTCGCCGCGCGCCGCGAGGATGCCGCCGACCCGATCGTTCGCGACCTCGAGCAGTTCGCCGTTGGCGCGGTCGGTCACCGGGCCAAGCTGGGTCAATTGCTCCTCGTGCCTCCGCGCAAGCTCCTCGATGTTGCGCGGCTGGACCCCTTCCATGGTGGTGATCGCCATGAACAGGTCGACATAGGCCATGCGGTCGACGGCCTGCTGGCGGCGCAAAAGCTTGGCCTCGACCGCGCTCACCGCTTGATAGCCGATCTCGTAGACCGGTTTGATGCCCACGCTCATGTCGGCGGCTGCGACGGTGGTGTGGTTGCCGGGCAGCATGCCGACGCGATCGATCGCGGGAGGCCCCCAGGTCGGCGGCTTGACCAGCATGTCCTCGGCCTCGCCGCTGCGCTTGCCCGAGAGCTGGAGCGCGCGGAGGTCGGGAAGGGCGACCTTGCCGCGGCCCGTACCCCATATCTCGCCTGCGATCGTCTCCCAGCGCGGCGCCATGAACGGCTGATCGCGATAGCCCTCGATGCAGAGGAACTTCTTCTTGTCCTCCTCGGATTCGAGCCATTTGATCGATCGAAACGGCATGCCGACCTTGCCGAGCTTCCCCGGCACATAGGCCGGGTTCGGCTCGATCAAGTGCCGGACGACGAAGCGATGATCGTAATTGCCCTTGTCCCATGCCTCCTTGACGCGGAACGGCACGCGCTCCCAGTGCAGCACCGCGCTGTCGAAGCGATCGGCGACATAGTTCTCGACGATCTGGCGAGTGTCGAAGCTGAAGCTCCGGCACAGGGAGTCGGGGCGCAGGTCGCGGCCGACGGCGATGCCGTATTCACCGACGGTCAGCGGGTGGCAAACGAACTTTGGCGATGCTGCGTCGTGTTGCTGGATCACCACCGCGCCGGTGCCGAAGCCGCTCATCTCGCGATAGCAGGAGAGCATGGCCTCGTAGAAGTTCGACGAGCCGAGCGCCGAATTGACGAGCTGGTCGTAGGCATCTAGCCAGACCTGCACCGGATGGTATTCCATCAGGTCCTCGTCCTCGAGCTTCGACTTGCGCCACGGCCGCGACCGGGAGGACAGTCCCGAGAGCATGCCGTTGGCGAGGATATCGAACGAGCGGATTGCGTGGCCGTCGTGAAGCCGCGTGTTGGCGGTGGCGTTGCGCTGTTTCTGCTTATGCAGCTCGACCAGCTGGCGCGAGCGTTGTGGCATGCAGAGCCCGGCGATCTCGTACCATTCGGCAGCGAGATCGCTCGCCGGCATCATCGACTTGTACCGCCGCTCACTATGCTCGCGCAGCTTGTCGTCGTCGGTGCGCCGCAGGGTCAGGGTGCCGGCTGTCGCCACTCAGACGCCCGTGACGTTCGTCGTGGTGGCAGCGCCGGCGTTCGGCGCGAACATCGCAGCGGCATAGCCACGGCGCCGGCGGTCCTTGTCCACCATGCGCAGCGTCGGGTCAGTCGAGGGCTGTTTCGCCGCCTGCCGCTCCGGGATCGGGGCGGGGTCTGGCATCTTTGGAGCGCCGAGGCACATGCGGATCACCTGCTGTTTGCAGGTGCGGGCTTAAGGCGCGCGCGCGGGATCAGGCGGCGCGGTGCACAGGGTCATCGGAACTCGGCGTAGCGGTCCCGGTCCGGCGGCTGGTAGCGGTGACCGCGGGCCTGCGCGGTGCAAGCATCGGCGAGTTGCTGCAGCACGACCTCGCCGTGCGCCTGATACTCCGCGATCGGGACGCAGACGCAGCCCTCGCGGCCGTCCGGGATGCGAAAGTCGGCGCACACAACGGGCTCGCCAGCGTCGATCGTCTCGCGGATGTTGGTGAGGCGGGGCATTACTGGATCTCCGCGAACCGGTCATAGTGGGTGTGCGTGTCGATATAGCTCGCCGGGTCGCGCGCCGCGATCACACGCGGCGCAACGGGGGCGGCGAAGGTCAGGCCGAGCGCGTCGAGGTTGTCGGGCGAAGGCAGGCCGCGCGCCTTCATGTGGGCCTTTTTCTCGAGCAAGATCGATGTCTCGCCATCGCTGTAGCTGTATTCCGGGCCGGTCAGATCGTCCTCGATCTCCTGCTCGTCGGGGATGCAGCCGCCGCGCTTCAGCCAGGCACGGACGCTCACCGCCATCTCCGAGCGCTTGTTGGCCGTCTTGACGTGGACACCGTTCTCCCACTCGACCGTGCCGCCGGGGCCACCGAAGTTAACCTCGATCACTGGTATGCGGCCCTTGAGCAGCTGGCGCAGGCGATCGACGACGGCCCCACCGATATTGCCGACGTCGACGAAGATCACGTCGGGCTTCCACCTCTCGGCTTCGAGGACGATGTCGCCGGCGACGGTCATGCTGTCCATGTGGTGCCAGCGCTTCCATGGGATGGTGCGCGCGTCACGGCCGCGGCGGATCGCGAGCACGGAACTGTCATCGCCGAAGCGCGCGCAGTCGACACCGAAGATGATCGGATCGCTCACCAGCCCGGGCGGGACAGGGCGGGTTCGGGCCTCCTGCGCGAGATCGGTGCCGATGAACTGCATCGACGAGGCGCTCGGGAACATGCCGCGGACGCGGACCTTCACGATGTCGCTGTTCTCGCCATAGGTGCTGACGAGCTCGTCCAGATAGGCCTTGTTGGTGCCTTCAACGGTGCGGCTGTCGATCTGCTTGGTCGACCAGATATGCCGATGCTTGCCGAACGCGCCGCGGAACGCGCCGGTGTTCTTGGTGGGGTTGCCGAACGCGAGCCAGATGATCTCGGTGTCCTCGTCGGTGAGCGCGCCTTGGGCAACCTCCCAGACCATGTCGTCGATGCCGCTGGCCTCGTCGAAAATCAGGATGATCCTGCGGTGGAGATTGTGCAGGCCCGCGAACGCCTCGGTGTTGTTCGCCGACCACGTGACGGCATCGGCGCGCCACGCACGGTCATGCCCCGGTTGGGTGCTGATCAGCGCTGTCGCCGTCGGCCTGAACCAGTCCCGCGTGATGGCGAGATCGTTCCATTTCGTCACCTCGGGCCACGTCTTGTTGCGCAGCTGGGTCTCGGTGTTGGCAGTCGTGACGACGCGCGTGTCGGCGCAGGTATCGAGCCCCCATTTCGTGATAATCGACACGAGGCCGGATTTACCGATGCCGTGGCCCGAGGCTCGCGCGATGCGAAGCGGCTGGAACCGTGTCGCCGGGTTTTGCAGATGCTCGCCGATCTCCTGCAGCGTCTCGGCCTGCCACGTTCTCGGGCCGATGGAATTGACCAGCGACGTGCCGTCCCGACCCCACGGGAATACACGCTGCGCATAGCCCAGCGGGTCATGCCGAAAGGTCGCGATCTTGCGCACCAGCGCCAGTTCCTGCTCGGGCAGCATCTCAGGCCTTGAGGAACGCGTCGAGCTCGGCGGCCCGGTCGACGCTCAGGTTAACCTCGACGCGGTCCTTGAACGCCTGCACGTCGACGTGGCGGCCGATCAACTCGAGACGACGCGAGCGATCGACCAGGCGCAACTTCGTGACCTTCACCTTCCCTTTGGCGTCGGTCGTGGTTTCGATCCCCGCAACCAGCCCCTGCCGCCAGATGAGCGGCCATTCCCTGATCGGGCGGATATTGCCCTTCGCGTCGTAGAGTTCGGCGGCGTCGGCACCGGTCTCGTCAGCGAGCCGCGCGAGCAGCCAGTCGGCATCGATCCTTGTGCGCTCGGCCCGTTCACGCCGCGCGGTGGAGATGGCGAGGGCCACCGGAGTTTTCCGGAGGAGTTGCCTTCCGATGTCCTCGGCGGTGCGCTCGCTGTACCCGGCGCGGATCGCGGCCTGCGTGGCGTTCAGGTCGATCAGGTATTCGTCGACGAACCTTTCCTGCTTCGGCGTCAAAGCTCCATCTCCGCTTGGTCGTGCCGCGTGACAGGCGCCGGCGCTCCGGTCCTGCCGCGGATCCTTTCGCACAAGGCGCGGAATTCCATGTCCGCAAGCCAGATCACTTTCGTCTCCTCGATGCTGCGCTGGACCACCGAATGATCGCGGTTGATCGCCCGCCCGATCTCGGGAAGGCTGGCGTTGGTGTGCAGCTTCGCGACCCAGATGACGGCGCGGCGCAGGCGCAGCGTCTCCTCGTCGAACGCCTCGCTGCGGATCAGCCGGATCGTCTCGAAGTCGTTCTCGGCGACGGCGAAGAGCAGCTTGCACACCGCGAGGACCTGTGCGCGCCGCTCCCCGGAGCAATCGCCGGCGGCATGCCGGGCGAGCGCCTCGGGGGACGTGTAGGGCTGCATCAGCGCGGAGAGGCGGGGCGCGTCGGCCATGGCGATCAATGCTCGCTTCCCACGGCGCGGAGCCGTTGGTTCTCGCGCTGCCACTCCGCCGCGTAATCCCGAACTCCACCGTCGAGATATCGGAAACCGGACACGGTGCGGCCTCGAGCCTGCTCTCGGGCCGCGATCTGCTTTGCCCCCTCGACGATGTGCCAGTCGAAATGCAGCCCGTCGGCGATCCAGGTGCGCATCTGGTCGCGGTCTGCCGGACCAATCGGCCTGGTCAGGCTGATGATCTCGGCGATTTGGCGGCATCGTTGCTCAAGTTCGGATGGTGGATCGCTCGGGCGCGCGCGCGCTACTTCTCTCTTATCTGGTATCTGGTATCTGGTATGGCTTGAGCCCGGCTTAAGCCCGGCTTGCTCGCTTTCGTTGTTTTCATTGGCATTTTTCGTATTGTCGGCGCGAGTTCGTCCGCCGCTCGATCCGTTTTCAGCGTGTTTTCGGCTCGTTTTCAGCTGATTTTCGATCTCTTTTTCGGCTCGGGAATTGGTGATTTCGCCTGCTTCGGTCAGGCGGATTTTGCCCTTTGCAATGAGGTCGTCGCGCAGCGTGCGCCACTTCCGGACCGAGCAACCCATATAGCCGGCAAGCAGGCGCTCGTTATCCTGAACAGGCCCGCCACGATCATAGATCAGGTCGAGGATGGTCTGGTAGGCGCCGCGCTCCTCCAGAGTCAGCGACATGAAGCCGGCGAGAGCGTCGCTGTGATATCGCTTATGATAATGCTGGGCGCCCATCAGCGTCCCCAATCGCTGGAACGGACCGCCTGATACGGCGCGAGGAATTGGCACGAGGCATCGCCGGTCGCGCCGTTGCGGCGCTTGGCGCAGATTAGGGTGAGGCGCCCCGCCGCGGCCGATTTCGCCGCGTCGTGCGCGTCTTCCTGCCCGGGCTTGGGCTTGACCTTCTGGAGATAATACTCCTCGCGATACAGGAAGAGCACCGCATCGGCGTCCTGCTCGATCTGGCCACTGTCGCGAAGGTCGGAGAGTTGCGGCCGCTTGTCTTCGCGGGACTCGACCGCGCGGCTGAGCTGGGCGAGCGCGATCACGCACACTTCCAGATCCTTCGCCAGCGCCTTCAGGCCCTTGCTGATCTGCGACACGGATTCGTATGCCGACATGCGCGGGTCGTCCGGGTGGAGCAGCTGCAGATAATCGACCACCACCGCCTTGAGGGTCTGGCCCTTGGCGGCCATGCGGCGCTTGGTCCGGCGAATGGCGAGCGTCAGTCTGGCCAGTGTCGCAGAAGCAAAATCCTCGATCTCGAGCGGCCAGGACGACACGGCCTTCTCGGCAGCACGCATGGTCTCGAACTCGTCGTCGGTCACCGTCCCTTCGACGATCGACCGGAACGGAATCCACCGTCCCCGACCCCGACATGCAAGGTCCGAGACCATGCGCATTCCGAGTTCCTCGCTGCGCATTTCAAGGCTGGCGAACATGACGCCTTCGCCGTTGCGCGCGAGACCAAGCGCAGTGGAGCAGGGGAGGGGCGAGTGACCCGCTCCGGCCTGATCTATTCCGAGCGCCGCGCACCGGTGCAGGCGGAGGGCTTCGACCCGGACACGCCGGTCGCGGGCTTCTACCGCACGAAGCTCCGCAGCGGCGGGGTCTATGTCGGCGTCCGCGTCTGGCATGGTGCGCCCCTCGATCCGGTGACCGGCGAGGAAATGGACCGGTCGCCGCGCTGGCAGGCCCACGTCAACGGCTCCTACGTCGATCTGCCGCGTGTCTGGCCCGGCTGTGCCGACGAACCGATCAGCGAGGCGGATTACCGCCACTACTGCCGCCTCCAGCAATGGGGCGAGCAGCACGCGCCGGAGAGCGCGCTCGCGGACCCGACGCGCCGGATCGACCTGCTTTCCCCCAATCATCCGATGCCTTTTTGAGGAGAATGTCATGTTGAAGGTCAGGCAAATTGATCTCGGCACCGAGCGCTATGGCGACGGGTACGAATGCACCGTCACCTTTCAGGTTGGCGACCACGTCTACAACACCGTCAAGGTGAAGCTCATCCCGGAGGCAACCCGCGAGATCGTCGACAACATCGTCGAGCACGCCGTCGAGATGCTGAAGATCACCACCGATAGCGTTCCGGTAGCTGGTGAGCAGGTGATCCTGCCGTTGATCGACGAATCTCCGGCGCCCGAATTCGCCGAGGTCGACGAGCCCACCGGGTTGGGCCCCGACGTCGACACGCTCGCCCCGACCGAGGCCGACTTCATCCCCGCCGACGTGCTGCGCGAGAGCGGCTCCGATCTCGGCGACCCCGATGAATTCAAGCCCGAGGAGACATTCTAATGGCCACCGCCAGCATCTTCCACGACGTCGCGCCTTGGCCCGAAGCCAAGGCCGATCCGAACCCGCGCGCCGTGATCGGAGGCAACGTGCCGCCGCTTGAGGAGCGCATCCACGCCGAGTTCCGGGATGCGCTGCTCAGCGAGCGCGCCGACTTCATGACGCTGCTCGACCAGTTGCTCGGCAAGGCGAACCCGGACCCGGAGAAGCCCGAGGATTTCGGGTCGGTGCACCGCGCCAAGTGCGACAACGACGAGACGCTCGGCCGCTGTGGCGAGCTGGTGAAGCGGCTGCGCGCCTGCGAGGGGCTGGTCAGCGCCGTGCACGTCACGGTGAAGAAGCCGTACCTCGATGCCGGCCGCGCAGTCGACGCCGAGAAGAACGCGCTCACGGCTCGCATCGGCGCCGGCCGGGCGCGGGTGCAAGGCCTGATGGACGACTACGCCAACGAGCAGTTGCGGCTGCGGCGCGAGCGCGAAGCCGAGGAAGCGGCGCAGCGGGCGAAGCTGGAGCAGCTGGCGCGCGAGAACAACGTCGAGGCCGCGCTGCCGCCTGCAGCCCCCGCGCCGGTCCGCTCGGCGCCGGTTCGCTCCGATGGCGGCGCCACCGTCTCGCTCGGCACCGAGCATGTCGCGACCGTCACCGACTACGCCAAGGCGTTCAAGAAGGTGAAGGACGACGCGAAGGTCCGGGAGGCGATCGACGCCGCGATCCAGCGCGTGGTCAAGGCCGCGAAGGGCAAGATCGAGATCCCCGGCGTCGATATCGCCGAGCGCGCCAAGACGAGTGCGCGGTGATGGAAGACCCGCCCTTCTGGCTCGTCTGGTGCCCGAGCGGCGACCACGCGCCGCGCTTCAAGCACGGCAGCGTATCGTCTGCCGAGCGTGAGGCAGAGCGCCTCGCCGACCTGCATCCCGGCCGCGAATTCTACGTGGTGCAGCCGACCTACCACGTCGTTTCGCAGCGCCGTCTTACCCAGCGCTTTTCAACCGACGGGATTCCCTTCTGATGGAGACGATCATGACCAATCCGACCCTGTTCGTGGCCTGCAAGTTCCGGCCCGAGGATTCCCGCTCCTACACCTACGAATGGACCGGCGAGCCGCTCGCGCCCGGCGACATGGTCAAGGTGCCCGACAAGAGCGGGGACGGCTGGAAGGCTGTGACCGTCGCGTCCGTAACCGACGAAGCGCCGCCCTTCGCCTGCAAGCCGATCCTCGGGCGGTACAACCCCGACGAGGTGCCCGAGCCCGCTGGTGAGCTGCGCGATGTCTTCGATGCGCTCAACGTCGAGGTCCCCCTCGAAGACCGCCACCCCTTCTAAGGAGCCAATACCATGGCAACCCAAGCACTCGCGACCCGCGAGAACACCGCCGTCACCGAATATGACCGCCTGCGCAACGGCCTCGAGCGCCGCGCCAACGACTTCAAGATGGCGCTGCCGGCGCATATCACGCCGGAGAAGTTTCAGCGCACCGTCATGACCGCGGCGCAGAGCAACCCGGACTTGCTGCGTGCCGACCGGGGCAGCCTGATCACCTCGTGCATGAAGGCGGCGCAGGACGGCTTGCTCCCCGACGGGCGCGAGGCTGCGATCGTCACCTTCAACACGAAGAAGCAGATCGACGGCCAATGGCAGACCGTCACGCTGGCGCAGTACATGCCGATGGTGTTCGGCCTGCGGAAGAAGATCCTGCAGTCCGGTGAGATCAGCGCGATCGAAACGAACGTCGTGTATCGGCGCGAGGTCGAGGAGGGCTTCTTCGTATTCGAGGCCGGCACCGAGGCGATGCTGCGTCACAAGCCGATGCTCGACCTGACCGACGAGGACCTTCACGACGACAATATCGTCGCGGCCTACTCAGTCGCCAGCATGAAGGACGGCACCAAGTCGTTCGAGGTGATGCGCCGCGCCGAGATCAACAAAGTCCGGCAGGCAAGCCAGACGGGCAAGATCGGCGGGAAGTATCCTCCCAAGGGCCCGTGGGTCGACTGGTTCGCCGAGATGGCGCGCAAGACCGTGATGCGCCGGCACAGCAAGACCCTGCCGATGTCGGGCGATTTGCTCGACGTCGAGGCGCGCGACGAAGAGATCGCGGCCCGCTCGACCGCGGCGCTGCTCGGCTCCACCGCGGCGGACGCGCCCCGTCTGGTGCCGCCGAGCCGCGAGGAGCAGGCAATCGCCGAGGGCGCAGACCCCGCGACCGGCGAACTGCCCGACGAGGAGGACGAGGACGTCGCCAGGGCCGCCGATAATGAAGCGCTCGCACACCGCGAGGGCCGCGACGACTCCGACATGGGCGAGGCCCACAACGGGACCGACCCCGACCACCCGTTCCGCGCCACCGCCGACGACCTGATCGCGCGCGCCGGCAAGGTCGAGCTGCTCGCGGATCTGAACAAGATCATCGGCGAGATGCACCCGCACCGCGAGGCGGCGCCGGAGGAGATGGTCGGCGAGGTCGATACCGCGATCGAGGCTGCGCGCACGCGGCTGACCGCGAAGAAATGACCTTCCCCCGGGCGGCGACCGGCACCCTCGGGTCCGCAGCCGGCGCCGACCACCCATTCAAGGATTTCGTGATGGCAACCCGCCCCGACAACACATGGTTCGACCTCGCCCGCCCGGTGCTCAACCGCCTCGATGGCGACTGGCGCGACGAAGCCGAGACGATCCGCGGTATCGCGTTCCCCGGCGTGCGCGTCTGCGGCGCCGAACGCCTCGGCTTTGTCGAGCGGCGCCGGCACTGGCTGACGCGGCGGACGCAGATCCGGTTGACCCCGGCGGCGCTGGGTTCGGCGCGGGTGAATGCCGAGCGCGGGCAGGGAGCCGCACGATGACCGAGAGCAAAATCGAATGGACCGATCGCAGCGACTGGAATCCGGTGCGCGGCTGCACGCGCGTCTCGCCAGGCTGCGGAGGACCCGGACCGCACGGCGGCTGCTACGCCGAGGTGATCGCGGGACGCTTCTCTGATCCCGGGCAAGCGTTCCATGGGTTCGCGCAGCGGACCAGCGCAGGCGGTCGCTGGACCGGACGCGTCGAGCTGATGCACGAACGTCTGACGCTGCCGCTTGGCTGGCGCAAGCCGTCGGTCATTTTCGCGAACAGCACCAGTGACTTCTTTCACGAGAACCTAAGCCTGCTCGACGTTGCGCAGATTTTCGGCGTCGCGATCGCGGCGCATCATCTGCGCGGCCAGCCGACGCACTGGTTCAACGAGTTCGGGCGCCTCTACGCGATCGGCGACCCTGCGGCTACCGGTGCCGGCGTGAAGCGGTACGGCAAGTCCGCCGCCGGCCGGCTCCTCGACGGCGTCCAGCACGACGGAGTTCCGGCATGACCGAGATCCACCGGCAATATGACGCCGACGGCTTCCGTCGCATCCGCCCCTCCGAACGCAGCCCCGGCCTGGTCGAGCTCCGGCTCCCGAACGGCCGCTGTGTCGCCTGCGTCGGGTTCGGCGCCCGGGTCGAGCGCGCGGTCGCCGCGAAGGCGAAGGCCCTGCCGCCGCTTCCTGTAGTCGAAGAGGAGACCGCAGCATGACGGCCCCGCAGACCCCCTCCGGGGCGTTGGATGGGCAGGTTACCAAGCCGGCCTGCGATATCGTGGCTGAACTTCGCACGTTCGCCATGAACATGCGGAGGGACGATAGCGACGCCCGGTCCGATGATCTGCGCTTCTATTATGAGGGCATCGAAGGATTTGCTGACCTTCTCGACGCCGCCCTCGCCGAGCGCCCCGCCATGCAGATGCCGGAGAGGGAGGATGCAGCCGAGATTTGGCGGCAGGCGTATATCGCGGTCTATGGTTGCGAGCCGACCCACCCCAAAGAGGCATATCAGGCCGCTTACGATGTAATAGCCGCCGCCCTTCATCCGCCGGCAAGCGTTGCGGAAGTGGAGGGGTGGCAGACGGCGGTGCGTGAGGCAATGGAGCGCGCCTTGTTGATGGTCGCGCCCAGTAAGCAGGGCGGCCACAGCGAGGAGGGCATGGCGATCGCCGAAGCGCTCGGCGTCCCGTTCCCGCTGTCGATGGACACCTTGCGCCCAGAGGCGATCAAGCGCGGCTTCATGCCCTACGATCTGTGGCCGTGGCTCAAGGTGTCCGATGAAGCCACCCCCATGCCTTCCGGGGAGAAAGGGTGATGGACAACTTTCGTTTCGACATGATCTGCGAGGGCGACAAGACGCTCGCCGCAGCGCTCACGCTCGCATTCCACGGACATTCAAAAGGCGCGGTGGGATACGTAATCCGACCGGCGCACGAGAAGTTCGTCCACGAGCAATACGAGCACCTGAATAAGCCAAAGCGGCCTGATCGCCTGATCTTCCTCTGGTCGAACTATGAGAAGGTGGACGGCTTCGTTGCCTTCCCGTTCGACATGGACCCCGCTGGCTGCGCCGACTTCGCCGCTCGCTGGCTGGCGAAGGTCGATTATGGCCGGGAGCCGGATCACGACGGCGACAACGAAAAAGGTTGGCGCGTCTACAACGAGGCATGGGGCCACGTTGAGGACATACGATCGGCGATCATCGCTATCGCGCCCGCGTGGGCGATGTACGGGAAATGACGGCCATGACCAATCCCGAAGCGGTCGAAGCGCTGGTGGAGCGGCTGGGCGAGTTGCTGGCGAAGGCGACGCCGGGGCCTTGGTATCATCGTCAAGCCGGCCTCATCGACGGTCAGGGCTATCCGCGCGATTGGGTTGCCGACGCGCCTTTAGGGGAGGCGCACTCCAAGATCATCGTGCAGAAGCATTCGTTTTATGGGGGTGCAGACGATTATGCCCTCATCACCGAAGCCGTCAACGCGCTCCCCACGCTCCTCGCCGCGCTGTCCTCTGCGCCCGTGGTGGGGAAGCTTGATCCTGCGACGATCGAGGCGTGCGCGATGGTGGCAGCCGACTTCTATCGCGGCCACGGCAAGACCTTTCGCACTCCGCGTGCCTATGCCTACGAACACGCCGGCAAGGCGATAGCAAGCGCAATTCGCAGGGAGCTCGCAGCCTCCACACCCAAAGATACCGGAGAGAGGGGTGCAGCATCCCTGCCTTCTCCCCGGAATGAGGGGGAGGGGCCGCCCTGAGTTTCCAGCCGGCGATCAGGCTCCCGCCGGCGGAGAGCCCAACCTCAGAAGGGCGCGACCCGACCAGTCGCAACGGAGGTGGCAGCGCGGAGAGACGGCGCGGATTTGAGAAGGACGATGACGAAGCCCTATTGGCCCCGCATGATGAAGCTCCGGACGGCGGCGCAGTATTGCGACCTTGCGCCGGCCAACTTCATGCGTGAGGTTGCGGCCGGTCGTCTCTCGCTGCCGGTGCAGCTGGGCGGCGACGATCATTGGGATCGCGAGGCGCTGGATCTGGACCTCTCCCGCCTGTCCGGCGCGGTCGACGATTGGCGAAAGGATCAACCGGGCCTTGCTGCTGCCTAAGTACGTCAAGCGCGTCCGGGCGAAGGGCCGGACCTATTATTACTTCGACACCGGCAAGGTGGCGGACGGCAAGAAGGTCTATGCCAGATTGCCGGACCTGCGCTCGCGCGAGTTCGGCGGAAGCTACGCGGCGCTGCTCGGCCATCGGAACCGCGGCCACTCGACCGAGCTGGTCCGCACGCCGAGGCTGATCGATCTCTACCAGCGCAGCCCCGCCTATCGGGGACTCTCCGACGCGTCGAAGAAGCTCTACGACATCTATCTTCGCAAGCTTGAGAAGCTGTTGCCGACGGCCCCGGTCGCCGAGATCACTCGCGCCGACATGCGCAAGCTGTTCGATGGCATGGCCGAGAAGGCCGGTGCGGCGAACGGTTTCCTCTCGACCTCGAGCGCGCTGTTCGCCTGGGCGGTCGCGCGGGAATATATGCCGGCGAATCCCTGCGACGGCATCGACCAGTTACCCGGCGGAGAGCACGAACCCTGGCCGCAGCATATCCTTGATGCTGCCCTGTCGGCCGATGACGGCACGGTCCGGCTCCTGACCCACCTGTTGCTCTACACCGGGCAGCGGCTTGGCGACGTGCTTGCCATGGCATGGTCCGACATCAGCGGCGACCATATCACCGTTCGGCAGCGCAAGACCGGCAAGGTGCTGGTGATCCGGATGCACAAGGATCTTCGCGCCGAGCTCGACAAGCGGAAGCGCGCCGGCGTTGTCATCTGCACCGACGAGAACGGCCGCGCGATTCGAGACCAATCCGCGCGCTACCGGCTGCAGAAGTTCGCCGCCGACCTCGGGCAAAAGGTTGTCCCGCACGGGCTGCGAAAGAATGCGGTGATCGCGCTGCTCGAGGCAGACTGCTCGATCGCCGAGACCGCTGCGATATCGGGCCAGACCCTCCGCATGGTCGAGCATTACGCGAAGGCGCGGAACCAGCAAAAGCTCGGCGATTCCGCGATCCTGAGGTGGGAGGCGAAGGCGTGA